TACTCTTTTGGCCCATGTATATCTCTGTTTCAGCTTTCGCTTTAATACACTTGTAGCTTACACTTGGATTATAATCTCTCTCAGCAATCCTCTTACCACGTAAGCATGCTGCCATATTTTCTTGAATTCTGTGCTCCTTAATTTCTCCGTTAATGAACATTAAAAGTCCTACCACAGTCTCGATCATTGATGTGCTCCATTTCCATTAGCGAAGGTTCTTTGTCTATCTTTAAGTTTTTCAATATCAATTAAAACCTTGTTCATTTGTTTTTGTAAAAATTCTATATTTACTTTATTGTGCATTCCATCTTCAATAGCTTTGTTTAAACGATCCACGGACTTGTATAAATCCTCCACTAACATGTAAAGCTCTGCTTCCCCAGAAGATTTGCCTAATTGGCCCCGAGGGTATTTAATTCTAAATTCAGAGTTAGCTTCTAAATCTTTAGTCATTAATTCTAATTGCGTTGAGTGCTGGTTTAGCTTCTCGTTAATACCGAAGTAAGCCCAGGTCCCGATCGCAACCATGCAAATTAAGCTAGCAACCGTTTTCATCGGCATTTGCACTGCGGCTTCTTCAGAAATTTTTAATGGTTTAGGCATTACTGAGATAGTGGATTAGATGCGCTCTCTTTTAATTCTTGAATTTGAACTTTAAGAAGCTCTATTTCCTTTTCTAGTATTTTAATAGATTGTTGATTACTAATAATATTACCACTGTTTTCTTCAATCTCAATCGACCTTTCAGGTGTAGATTCAGATAAAGCGTCTAGTTTAGTAGTAATTTCACCGTACTTAATAAAACCCCCACCAATAGCAACAATAGCTGCAACGAGTGCAGCGATACCAGCTAATTGATCTTTAAGTTTTCCCATTTTTCAATTGCTCCAATTCAATTATCAATCTTTGTTTTTTAAGATTGAGTTTATGCAGGATTTCTGCCTTGGCTGCCACTTTATCATTTTTTATATACGTTGCAAGACTAGTATTTGCATATATTTGTCTGTTGTCAAATATATTTAATTGGTCCAAATAAATGTCTTTATCCCTATAAAAAGGCACATTGTATGAAGCTAATGACGCTTGATCGTTTGTCATCGCGTCCATTTTTATTAAGTTTTTTAACTGTAAATTTTTAACAGGATTTTTAATCTTAGCATCAACCTTAGCCATCACTCTATCAAGCTTGGGCTTTTGAGTTTTTTTCGATCGTACCTTTTTTTGTTTAAGTTTTTTCTTTGTCGAAACAGCGGATGCTGTAGCAGTTTCGCTAACGGATTCCTCTTTTTCAGACGCCGCTTCTTCTTTGACAGTTTCTTTTTGGGCAACAGCTACTTCTTCTTTTTCTTCTTTAACTGCTTCCTCTTCTTGGACTGCTTCTTCTTTTTCTTCAATTTTTTCTTCTTCATTTGGACGTTGTACCATCCTCATAGGAGCACTTGCAACCGTTTCTTCCTTCATAGTTTCTTCTTGTGGTGCTTCCATCATCATAGGTGAACCCCTCATTGTTGAAGGCTCTTCCTCTTTTGGTGTTTCTTCCATCATAGGTTTAGGTTTCATAGTCATCATTGGTGGTTCTTCTTCCATTTCTTCCATCATTTGATTTGGCGGTGCCATCTCTTCCATTATTGCCATAAAAGGCATTTCTTCTTGAACCATTGCAACCATTTCTTCTTTTAAAGTTTCAATAGGCATTTCTTCCATTACACTACTAAACGTTTCCTGTACCATTGGTGATTCCATCATAATAGCCCCGGTTTCTTCTATACTAAGTTCTACTCTAGCACCTTCTTCTAAGTTACCCGTTGCAAAGAATTCTTCTTCAATAACAGACTCTAGTCCAGATATAATGTCATAGATTTCATTCTCTGTAAGTTCAGTTGTATTTAATGCTTCGTTAATGTTTGCAATTTCTTGTGTTGTTAATGCTTCATGGTCATCTATTGGAAAGTCTAATAATAATTCAGCACCTAATAAGTTAGGTCCTCGAAGTGCTGATGAGCTTTGAGATCCATCAAACCCTTGCCAGTACCATTCATAACTAGCTCCACCAGTACCATTCCAAGTTAAACTATCTTCAAATTTTGCACTATTACCATAATAGCCAGCGTCATCTAATCTTGTTGTTGTCATGTCAGCCAATGTATTACCATCAGCATCTTTAATTTTTAAATGAAGAACATAGCTGTCATCGGCACCTGATGAAGCACCACAACTGAAAGAACTTGATCCATCCTCACAGTTTTGAACTGAGAAATAAGAGTTTAATATTATTCCACCATCTAATTTGTTTTGTGTTGCAGTGTATGTTGTGCCAGATTCAGTACCTGTTACACCAACTAAAGTATCACTTGCTGATACTTTCATATCTCTACTTGACTCTAATTCTCCATTAAACGCTTTACCACAATGTCCATCAATTGTTGTACCGCATGTAATTGTAAATCCGTTATGGGTTGAGTTGTTTGATAAGTTTCCTGTGCCTGAGTTAACACCATCTAAGTTATGGTTATCCATATTAGAGGATGTTGTACCTGCATTAGGTAGTATATTGGTTGATGTTGCAGTGTCATTTTCACCTTTTGCTTTAACAATAATACAAGAACCCATTAGCCATACTAATGCAAATGTAATTATGACGTTTTTAATTTTTTGTATCAATTACAATTCTCTTTATCTAAGTCTGCTGGTTTATCTTTATAAACCCAGAACCACGATTTAACCTTAGTTCCTTCTTGTGTGTATGTACATTTAGGACCAATTGCACATGCACTAAGCATACTTAGTAAAGCTAACGATATTATTATTTTTTTCATTGTTTATTTTTCTTTATTTTTTTTATTTTTACTTTATCCTTAGCTTTTACAGGATTTGCTTTAGGAACGCCATCTATCTTTTCACGCTTTTTCATACGTTTAACATATGTTTTAAAATCAGGTCTTTCAAATTGATATTTATTCCAAAGAACCAATGCATCTTTTCCTATTTTTCCATCTATTGGACAAGGAGTCCCTGCTTGAATCATAGATTCAAACACTCTTTCATCTTGACACAATATTGCCACAGCTGCCACTTTCATGCCAAAATCATTTAAAATTCTTGCTAGTTTTAATCTTTCACAATTTTTATCTATAAAATGTTTTCCACCAGACACTCCAACACCAAAAGTTTGAACTCCTACAGAAGCTCCTACAGCACAAACATCTTGTGTCATAGAATTATATGAGGGTGCTCCCGCAGTCGGAGGTGCGGATCTTATATTACTATTACTAGTACTATTTGTAGTTGTACTTGATGAGCTACCTGATTCGTAGGTTGTAGCTCCTCCGGTATACCCACCTTCAATACTTGTATTTGAACCACTAACATTCGTCTGAGTGTTTGCTCCTTGTACAACAGGTGCACCAAGAACCGTTAGCAATGCTATTAATATAAATAATATTAATGTAAATTTATAGTTCACGTAGCCTCCTATTGACATACGTCACATTCCTGAGTGTCGTCGACAACTTCTTCTTTTTTTCTACCACAGCTGCAATTATCACATGTACACACTCCGTAAACGTCAGCGTGTAATTCTTCATTGCAGTGGCACTTACAATGACAGTCTTTACATTTATATGTCATTGGTTTTCCTTATTTATTAAACTGACTAATAATTTTATCCCAAAGTTTTCTTAAGGGTCTTATAATCCATCTTTTAATCATTTTTTGTCTCCTCAATTTTATAGAAGAATTTATCGGTATCTTCTGTTTTCCACTTACCTGTATCTTCAACATTCCATTCACTTGTTTGAACTTTCCAGTCAGGAATTTCATCCTTAACTGTAAAAGAAGGAATGTTCCAGATTATACGATTGTTTGGCTGAGCCGCATAATTACCATCGTCTAAGGCCATTATGTGTGCGCACTTATGTTCGTGCGGAATTTCCGAATGATCGGTATCTACTATATTACTCTCTGGGTGTGCCCAGTCAACTGTAAAAAGATATAATCCTGAGTGTGTTTTCTTGTCTTTTCCGAAGTATTTACCTCTTGTTCCGTCTAAGATATCGAAAGAAACAACATTAGGATAATAACTGAAACAATTCCAAAGCTCCAGCTCATCAAGTCTATATTTAGGAACTTCTTGCGGTTTAAAGCCTCTTTGAATGAAGGCAGATATTGGGAGACGATAGAAGACAGCACCATTTTCCATAATTGCATGAAAGAGTATAGGACGCCCTGTAATCGATGCCATGCCAAAGATAATACAGTCTTCAACTTCTCCATGGTGTTCTTTAAGATCATATAAATATTCTCTTCTTATCTGTGCATAAGTTGCAGGAATATTTGCGTTTAAATAAGCCATAATAATTACCCATAAATATCTCCCCAATTTTTGCCAGATTCATAATCAACTTTGTTAGGGATCTCTAGTTTAACAGCATTCTCCATAATCTCAATAATTTTTTTTGCTTGACTATCAGATTCTACAGAAATGTCTAGTTCATCATGAATTTGAATATGAGGAACAATTCCTTCTCTGTATAAATCCAGCATAGCCTTCTTTGTCATATCAGCAGCTGAACCTTGAATTAATTTATTTAATGCTTTGTAAGTATACGCTCTTCTAATACCTGGACCATGTTCTCTAAGTGCTTCTTCATGAGAAAGTGCTTTATGCATACCAAATAAATTTGGTTCCCATAGATGAAACCGACATAATCTACCAAGTAAAGTTCTTATCTGTCCACTTTTTTGTGCTCTATTAGACACAGAGTTCATTAATCTTTTAACAAAAGGAACTCTATAGTGATATTGTTGAAATAGTTCTTCCGCTTTTTCTTTTGACACACCGAGTTCAGCTTGAAGTTTACCTTTACCCATTCCATAGAACAATCCTAAATTAATTGTCTTAGCTTGTGTTCTAGGTATTTGAGCCATGTCAGCTACTGTCTGATGAAAATCTGATTTAACATTTTCTTCGTAAGCGTCTTTTACTCCGAATACACTTGTGTCTTGGTCTAGGGATGCATAATGAACTACAAGTCTTGGTTCTTGTTGAGA